CCACAGCGGCAAGCATCCTGCGGTGTACGTGGGCGCGGAGTATGTCACCCAGGGGCAGACGACCACGGACCAGGACGCCGAAGCTATCCTCGAGATGCTCCACCATTCCGGCATCACTTGGAAGTCGCTAGCTCGAGCGTATGGAGACCGCGTCTATGCCGGCCGAGCTGGCAAGCGGCTTGGCAAGAAGAGCAACAAGAAGCTGATGAAGGCACTAGCGGACCTGATGTCACTGCCTGGGCATAGGGCACTCAAGCCGCAGATCCGCACCGTCAAGCGCGGAGAGGGCCATGGCGCCGGATCGGTACAACACGGCATCGAATTTCTACACGAGGCCATGGTTAGAGGCGAGCACTTCTACGTACACCGCAGCTGTGAGAGGCTAGTCAAGAGCCTGCTGAAATGGGACGGGCGAGACAACGAATGGAAACACGCGATAGATACGCTGCGATATAGTCTCGATGACCTCATCTTCGACAAGCGGCGCCATCGATCGCGCGGTCCTATCTACATGTACGGGTAACGAATGCCACATTTCGACGATACCGCATCCCAAAGCCGCATCCATCCGCCGCCCGTGCCACGCATGGCAGCAGACCAACGGAGATGGAGACACACGAGACTGCGCCGCCGCATTCTGTACGACGAGCACGAGCAAGATGTGAGGGACAGGACAAAGCGACAGGTGGGGCCAACCCGGTTTGAGGCATGGGGTCAAGATGTCGACATGAGCAGCAATGTGGCGGAGACCATCTATACACAGAAATCCGTACAGTACGACCAGACCCCATCGGTAACGAACGACGCGGGCGAGGCAGAAGGGCTCATTGGCGTCGATGGCTTGATGCAGAAGTCCGGCATCTGGCAGATGATGCCGCGAATCCAGAGAGATACATTCGGCCTGCGAGCGATGCTGGTTCGCGTCAACGTCGCAGATATGGGGCTCACGTATCGTCCGGTGTTTCCAGATCTAGTGGTCGCCAAAGTCTTCTCCGACCGCCCAGATGTGCCAGTCCTCATCCGAGAAGCGCGCCTATACACAATCCCAGGCAGCGAGGATAGAGAATGGTGTTGGGATACCCTCGACATCACAGATCCCACAATGCCTAGCTACACAGTCGTGCGCGGCATCGATGGCGAGGACCGCTCTGCGGTGTACCTGGCGACGGATGATAACCCTGAAGGAGACTTCACAGGCGCCCGTTACCCCTATCGGTTCGCCGATGGCGCGCCATTCCTGCCCTATGCCATCTATCGACCGGTCAAGAGCGGCTCAATGTGGGATGCTTGGACGGAAGCGCGCGTCTTTGACGGCACCATGCAAGCTGCCGTATTCCAAACCATGTTCGCCCACATCATGCGGACGGCATCATGGGCGCAGCGCTGGGCTATGGGTGCAGAGCCTAGCGGCATCGGTACTGCAGACGAGAACGGCGACGGGAGAGGGCGGCGCGATGTCATCACCGATCCGGCCGTCCTGCTCATCTTCGAGCAATTGGCAGACTTCGAGGGGCAGCCGACGATTGGCACGTTCCCTGTCTCCTGCAGTCCTGCGGAATTTCAAGAAGCGGTCGGCAACTACCAACGACATGTGGCCGCCGCCGCTGGACTCGAGCCCTCCGACATCATGCGCATGAGCGGCGACCCGCGCTCGGGCTATGCCCTCGCCGTGAGTAGAGAGGGTCAAAGGTTACAGCAGCGGAAACATGAGGAGATGTTCAGAAGGGGCGATCAGAGCCTGCTTTCCATCTCCGCAGCTATCGCCAACCGCTCCGGCCTGGGTTCATTCCCCGAGAGCGGATACCGTCTGGAATACCGCGCGCTACCAAAGACTGCGGATGAGGCGAAGAAGGAGGCCGAATTTCTGAATGGTGAAGTGGAAGGCGGTAACATGTCGAGGATCGAGGCATACAAGCGCCGGCATCCGGGCATCACAGATGCGCAGGCAGAAAAGGAGCTACTTGAGATCAAAGCTATCAACGCGCGGTTCGCATAGAGCCGCATAGAGAGGACGTATGGAAGGACAAGAGCAACAGGAGCAACTCGAGGTAAGCGAGCGAGAAGGGGAAGAGTACAAAGGCGCGAACGTCCCATGGGACCGCTTCCAGACCATAGTCTCCAAGAATGGCAAGCTTGCACATCAGCTGCGGGAGGCCAAAGCCGAGCTTGTGACTCTGTCCGAGCGCGGCGCCACTGTGGATACTGTCACTCGCGAGCTCGAGATGGCACGCACCCGGATAGCGGCTATGTCGGCGGATACGGACCTCAACATGGGACTGGCAGAGCGTGGTCTCGATGCTGATGGGCGCAGTATCATCAAGATGCTCCACAACAACTTGCCCGAAGATGGCCGGCCTGGTGTTCTGGAGTGGCACGACTTGATGAGGGACGATGCGAGCAAGCGGCCGAAGCCGCTACTTGGCTATTTCGATGCTCCACAGCCTATGGATAAGGCGAAGGTGCCCGACCCTGCACCACAGCCAAAGATGCCCCGCTCCAGTCGGCACTCTGGCGGCAGCGGGACCGGCAATGCGGACGTGACTGCAGCGCAGATAAGGGAGGCACGAGAAGCCGCTATGAAGAGCGGGCATTGGGATGAAGTGAAAGTCATGATGGCGGAGTACGACTCGCAACGATCGCCCGGATAGGGTACAGTTGCCATGTCAAGCCCTCGGGTCGCTCCCGGTCCTATGGACATCGCGTATGGGTCAAACGTTCAACCCACGCCCCATAGGACCATCCCATGGCTAATGAAATTCTGTATTCTGGACTCGGCGATCTCCGTGTTGCGGAAGTCCTCAAGACCAAGTTTCAGCTGCTCTTCGCAGACCGAAACGCGCTCCCGAATCATCCCGTCCTGATGAATGGCTATCTTGGCGATATCGCCGGCTCTGGCTCCACCACCGTCAAGCTCGCGCAGCTGGGCTTCATCGGCTATGACGATCTCGCAGGCGTTGCCGAGAACACTGCCGCCGCAGAGACCGCGCTCACTGACGCGTCTGTGACTGTCACCGTGCAGCGCTACGCCAAGCAGTACAACGCCTCTGGCCTCGCGTCGCTCACCGATACCATCGGCATGCCGTCTCGAGAAGACCTCTTCGTGCAAGACACGCTCGTGTCCTGCAGCAACAACCTCACGAACCTCGTCGCCGACGTGATCGACGGCTTCGCTGCGACCGAAGGCCCGGGCTCGGGTGTCGACCTGGACCTGGCCAGCCTCATCCGTGCGGCTATCCTTCTGCAGGTCGCCGATGCTCCTGTGGGCATGGGCCTCCTCGCCATCCTGCACAATCAGCAGTGGGGCGACATTCATCTCGAGTTGCTCTCCTCAACGGCTGGCGCCGTGCAGTGGGCGCCTGCGACCCAGGAGCAGATCAACGTGATGGGTCAGGGCATGAAGGGTCGATTCTTCGGAATGGACATCTTCACTTCCAACCGCGTCAATACGATCAATGCTGGCGCCGATCGCGCTGGTGCTCTCATGGCTACCGGCTCGGTGGTCTGGGCAGATGCTACCCCGGTAGCCGATGGCGATGTCAACAAGCTGATTCTCGGCCGTGGTTGCATGTATGCCCGCGACTACGACAATGCAGCGGACACCAAAAAGCACGTCATGAACCACTACGCAGGCGCATCCCTGGGCATCGATGCCGGCGGAGTGACAATCATCTCTGACGCGTAAACGCTCCCCCTGTTTCGGGATGGTCTCGGCTGGTATGCGACAAGCGTCCGTCGAGGCCTTCCCGAGGCCATCCCCCAACACGAAGGACGCACCAATGGCAAGAATACAAAAGGGAACAGCATCCACTGGACGCGCTGTAACCAAGAAGCAACGCAGCAAATCAAACCTGCCTGTAATGCTGGCGAACCGGCCGATGTTCGTCTACCTGTCCCATCCGAGCCGATGGGGAGTCCTCCTCGGTCAAGTGGTGCCGATTCTTAAGGAGCTCCGATTCGTTGACGATCCGAACGTCGACCCCGACGATGAGCGCGCGAAATGGCGGAAGCGCGGATGGTCGGAGATTCCGTGGAATGTACGCGGCGAAGGTACAAACTACATGAAGGAGCACGATGGCCCGCGCGGTTCGCTCGTGTACCTCTCCGAGTTTGAAACGCCGCACAGAGGGTCATCCACTGTCGTCTCTAATCCCGAGGCCTATGTGGATTTTCTGCTCTGGCTCAAAGCCAATGAGGCAGTTCCAGAGCCCGAAGTCCACGTGCTCGAGACACTGCGCGACAAAGCGCGCTCAAGATTTGAGGACTACGCCGGCAAGGCGCACCACAATCCACGGCTGCAAAGCCTCGCAGACCGCGCACAATCGGACATGGAAGCGCTCGCGGCCGAGATTGACTCTATCCTCGGCATCGAGCCACCAAAGCTAAAGAAGAAGAAGGAGGCATCCATTGCCAAAGCTTAGCGTCAAGGCTCGCGAGAAGGTTGCGAAGAAGGCCAAAGCTGCACGCATTGCAGCGGAGGCCGAAGCGTCGGCAGCGCGCAAGACCTTCAACGGACGGCCGCCGAAGAAGAAGGCGAAGAAGAAGAAGGTTCCAAAACTCACACCCGAGGTCTCCATTGGACCGCAAGACTAGCGACAAGCTGAAGAAGGCGCACCAGGACTGGAAAGGCAAGTTTATCCAGGCGCAGAAGGAAGCTGGGCAGCGCGTGGACTCTGACGCCGCTGGAAGGCGCGCAGCGAAGCATGTGGAGCGCGTGGAGCGCGACATGGAGCGGAAGCGCTAGATGGGCAGTGGAGACACCCAGTACACCGCTCGCTTTGAGTTGCCCCACTTGCTCGAGCAGCGAGACGAGACCATCACTTGCCCTGTCGAGCGAGATGGGGCTGTGGTTGCTGTTGCTGCAGGCTCCCTCGTGCTCAAGAACGGATCCGGAGTTGTGGTCGCTACAAATGCGCTCACATTCCCCGGCGGCATTGCGACGGCGACTATTGACGCCGCTACGCTCGACGTTGAAGAGTTCGGATTGGGCTGGTGGGCAGAGTGGACGCTCACCATTGGCACGGTTGCGCACAAGTTCAGGAACGACGCTGCGCTCGTCCGAGCTCGGCTGCACCCGACTGTCTCAACCACGGATCTGTTTAGGCGTCTCCGAAGCCTGGATACAGCAGAGTCCGAGGTCATTACCCGTATGAGCGTTTCCGACTATCAGGCGAAGTTGGATGAGGCGGATATCGAGATTCAACTACGGTTGATTGAGATCGACAACCGACCCGGGCGCATCTTCTCCCCGAGTGCCACACGGAAGACCTACTTGGCTCTCTGGATTGCGCTCATCTTTGAAGACCTGGCGAACTTCGAGAACGTCTATCAAGAGACTGCAGATCGGTGGATGCTCCGCTATGAGCGCTCATGGGACAAGATGACGCTGGTTTACGACGCCGATGATGATGGCGAGCCGGACCAGAACAGCAGGCGCAGTGCGAACCGCTCTGTCTGGCTTTCTAGCCGCTCATGACCACAGCCCTACCAGTATCCACGGTGCGCACCCGGATAGCCGCTGCCATCACTTCGGCGCTCACCGATTACCGCATCAGTCGCCACAGCTACGACGACTTCCCGGCGGCGGACACTCGGCAGATTGTGCACCAGTCATTCGCTATAGGCATGCTCTCCAGTGCTCCCGAGCCTGTGGATGTGCGGCAGCGCTTATCGAAGGGCTCCATGGTCCACTCGGTGGTAGGGCTGCGGGTGGCGTACCGCGTCAAAGCGGATGCGACCGTCGCCGACATCGACCTGGCCACCGATGCCGAGCACGCTGTAATTAAGGCAGTGATGACCACCGACCGCAGCGGAGGGTTGACGACTCGCTTTGAAGCTGTCGAGTCCCGCCGCATCATCGGCAAGACCATCCACCTCTCGGATATCCGATTCCGCCTAACCCATAGATTTGCACTGTCCTAGGAGGGCTATCAAATGTCGACCCTTTCAACCTACGCCAAGAACTTCACTCACGGGTCTATCAAGATCTTGGATGGAACGTCGGTAACGCCGCTCGAGGTCTCGCTTGACTGCGACAATGGCGACATCAGCGTGTCAGGACTTGTTGATGGCCTCTATGAGATCATCAAATACGAGCGGCGAGGCCGACTCAAGAGCGTTGCCCGAGGTACTCGCGTCTACCCTACCGGGTCGCTCACATCGATGTGGTCGCAATTTACCGATGTAGACAATGGCACCGTCGAGGATATGCTTACTGGTAAGGCCGGGTCTGCCTACGCTGCTCGCATCGGTACGCTAGGCACAGGTAGGCCGGTAACTTTCGATATCCAGGTCACTATCGAGGGGACTGATTTTGGCGATGACTTTGACCACACGTTCACGATGACCGATTGCCGAATCGTACATGACTGGTCCGAAGGTGATCCCGACACTATCTCCCTCTCGTGGGAGGTCCTGGGTGAAATCACTGGCGACTTGACATACTCTGAAGCCGCATAGCTACCACTCGAGGTAGGCATGCGGAGGACGTATGAACAAGATCAGAGTCGGCAAATACACCGACGTGCAACTCAAGGCGCCGGGGTCAATAGCTATCCAGCTGGATGTGATTACCCTATCAGTCACCAATCCGAGCCGCGCAGTGTACGCAGCTCTCGGAGTGTGTTGGACAGGGCGAGGGCGACCGAAGGTCTCTTATGCGCGATCGCAGTATGTGGCAGCCCTGTATGGTGGTCTGGTGCTCGAGGAGCTACTGAATCGCGACGATGGCACGACACCATCGCAAGTGATGGATGCTGGTATCGTGGCATTACAGCTCATCCAAGCCAAAGCAGGCGGGCTGTACGCGCAGGAGGTCGAGGAGACTGCGGATTTTACGCCGGCAGCGGAAGAATAGACTTCGACATCCTCGAGATAGAGCGCCGCTGGAGCCAGCGCCCTGGATGGTTCGGTGAGCAGTCATCCGAGGTTCAAACGCAGTTGATGGCGTGGTATCGCGTCAAGGCGGGAGGTCATGGGAAAGCTAAGAATCGGAAAGGGTGACGCGGCTGTCCTTATGGATGACACCATGGACCTGATATATCGCCGTGCCATCGAGCAAGCGCAGCCGGGGCTCCTGCCCATCTTGGAGCGGGAGATATCCGCGCTGCACGCTTCCGCCGCTGTGCAGTGGCCAGTGAAGACCGGCACATCCAAGGCGGCACTGGATAGCGGCGTGCGGCTCATGGGTGCGGCGAAGATAGAGGCGTTCCTGGTGAATACCGCCGACCACTCGCCATACATCCGCGCCAACAACTTAGGCAAGAAGAGCGCCTATCAAGTGCTCATCAAGAATCCGGGCATCAAGCTCGGTCCAGTGCTCGCAGAGATGCTCGGCGATAAGTTGGCGCGCACTCTCTTAGGCAAGGGGTAGCCATGGCCAATCGCGAAGAAGTAATCCGCCTCGCATTCGAGGCCGATCTATCCGACATGCGGAAGGAGCTGGCAAAGCTCCCGGAGATCTCAAGCAAAGAAGCCAAGAAGATGGTTTCATCGCTGGAGAAGCAGTACAAGCGCGCGGAGAAGGCGGCCAAGAAGACCGCCAAAGCGCAGAAGGACTCGGCAGCAAAGGTCTCGGCGGGCTTTGAGTCGGCAAAACAAGCGGCCGAAGGATTCGGTGGAGCGATAGGCGGAAGCGCTGGACAAATAGAGAAGTTCGCGCGCTCTGCTTTTGAGGCATCCAAGGCACTTGGGCCGGTCGGAGTAGGCGCGCTCGCTGCAGGGCTAGCGATTGTCGGAGTGGGCGCGGCAGCGTTTGCAGCCGGTAGCTTCATCGTCGGCATGATTGCCGATGCGGAAGAGTTGATAGACACGCTCGAGCCGTTCACAGATGGCGACATATTCGCGCCAGTCCCTGCGGAGACTCAAGCATCTATAGAGTCCTTCAACGACACCATGAGCGGGCTGTCGGCCATTGCTAGCCGGCTCAAGTTGGAGATAGGCGGAGACCTCGCGAACGCTTACGCAGGCAGCGCGGAAGCGGTATTGGTGGCAACCTTTGCGGTTGCCGACTTCGTCGAGCACATGGGAGGACTGGGCGCAGTTGTTGAGACTGTCGTACATGGTCCTTTTGTCGGGCTTGCGCGCGCTCTGAAGAGCACCGAAGGGGCTACGGTGGCCGGCGCTCTGGAGTGGGCTGGGTACGGTGAGGAGCTTGAGAGTTGGCGCAAGTCGGCGAAGGATACGATTGACGTTGCGCGAGAGGAGAAGGAGAAGGTTGACGAAGAGCGGAAAGCCACCGAGCGCGCAGCGGCAGCGAAGAAGGCAGCCGCAGCAGCGGAGCGCGCGTATCAGATGGCTGTCAGAGGTGCACTCAAGGCCATCAAAGAGCAACAGAGCGCGCAAGACAAGCTCGCGAAGATTACGACGACAGCCAACGCTGACCTTCTCACGGATGAGGACAAGATAAACCAGGCGCACGCGGATCGGATCGAGGCCATCGCCGAGATAGCCCTGGCGACCAAAGACGCCGGGGCAGTGCAGGAGGCTATCGCATCGGCCGATGAGCGCCGCATCCGCGAGCTGCAGACCCTGGAGACAGAGCGCGCGGAGAACGAGAAGCAACTCCTACGCGAGATCAACGAGCTCGACATGCAGATGCGGGAGGCGATGAAGGCGCGGGCAGTCGCCGCCGTAGCGCAGACGCTCGCAGACATCGGCCTCGTCGCCAGTGCCATAGGCGGCACGATCGGCACACTCGGAGACCTCCGCATCAACATGATTGAGGAGACATTCAACGCCAACGCTGCAGCCATCGAGAAGGAAGGCGAGAAGCGGCGGGCGATGAAGGAAGAGAACATCGCATCACTGCTCGAGGCTGGCAAGATTGACCAAGCGGAAGCAGACAAGCGACTCGAGCACATCGACGAGCTCGAGAAGGCGGACAAGAAGAAGATCAAGAAGCTCGAGAAGCTGTCAGAAGCTGCAGCGCTCAAGTCGTTCAAAGGACAGAAAGCAGCGCAGAAGGCGCAGGCCGTCATCGACGGCGCTCGATCCGCCCTGGCCCTGGTTCCCGCTTTCGCCTTTCTCGGCCCTGGCGCTCCCGCCGCCGCTGCTGCCGTAGCGACTACGGCGACCGCTACACAGCTAGCGGTCATCAGTGCGCAGAAGCCTCCTGACTTCCCTACGGGTGGGCTAGTAGCCGACCGCTTGCCTGGTGGAGCCGCTGCCAATGGCGACCACTTCGCCATTTCCGCGCAAGCGTCCGAAGGCATCGTCACAGGTCGAGGTATGGATGCCCTCGGGCGCGATGGTCTGGACGCCATCAACACGCAAGGCGGCGGAGGTGGAAACACCTTCATCCTCAAGCTAAACGAGCAAGTCATCGCGCGCGCCATCTTGGGTGTGCCCGGACTAGCTAGGCAGATAGTCGGGGAGCTACAGGCGGAGATGCGGATTACCGCTGGTAGAGTCGCCGTATACGGGAGCGGGTAATGGGTGACAGAATCGGAACAGGGCTACCGGGCGGACTGCTCATTCCGGCCAAGCTGGTACACGATACGCTGCGCCCAGTCGGCGCTCTGTCGGTTGACTCGAGCTATTCGCAGGCGACATCGAGACCAGGACATGGGGCCCCGACAGACGACCTGTCGCGCCTAGTTACGCACATCCACGCATCGCAGGCGGAGGATATGCTACTGCGCACCATCAAGGCGGGCATGCCCGGGCGGAATGGCGTACAGGTCGCAGTCCGCAAGACCTCCGAGACTGCGGACCAGTTCATGGGGTGGAACGGACCCGGCTATCAGAATGGCGTTGCATTCGTGGAGTTCGGTGCGCTCCTGCATACGCGGTTCGATGCCGTCACTATCCCGAGCACGCAGGAGGTTGTTGTATTCCGTACCACGGGATCAACAAATGGCGGCGCTCGCACCATCGACCCGGACGCGCGCACAGTGGGCACATTGGGCCAAGTGCTACTGCAGGGCGCAGACTGGAACTATCCCGCCTTGGTCGTCATCCCAGAGACAGAGCGCATCCTCCTGCAGTTTGCCAACTCCATCCGATACAGCGACGACAAAGGATCGACGTGGAGCATCTATTCCGAGGAGCCTGCGGATACCTCGGCTACTGACTTCGGGCGCACGAGGATGGCGTATTACCGCAGCGATATCGGGATGCTCGTCGAGGACGCTGCGACCGCAGGCACTGTGCATCAACTGGCATCGTCTGACCTTGGAGCGACGTTCACCGAGGTTGATGCGCATGCTGGCTTCGGCTCTTCCGTCTCCTTTATCAGCACGGAGGACGGGCTCTTTGCGATGTACATCCGCGACGCTGACGGGTTCGCAGTGGTGCGCCGTATATCCTCGCCATTCGAGGACCTCTCCGATGTTACCGAGGTCGTCATCAGCGCAACCACGTATGCGGATGCCGCTCTATCCGCCGACCCCGACGGCACTCTGTACGCCCACATCCGACGGACAACGCCATCGGCTGCGATAGAGCTTTGGGTGTCGACCGATGCCGGCGCCAGCTGGCTGCAGATGCTCTCGGACACGTTCAATATGCAGAATGG